CTGGTCAACAGATTGAAGTGGGTAAAGAACCAGTACAAGGTGAGCTGTTCGCAGAAGAGGCGTTTACACCTAACTTTGTAAAAAATGTACTTGGCATACAGCGTCCGAGAGCACCGCTACTGCTTGCCGCAACAGAAGGTGATCTGAGTGGTAAGTCTCTTAACGATCCTGCCGTTGTGGATCGTCTTTCAAAATATGTAAATAGAAGAGGAGCCGAATCAAACGCTGTGCTAACTTCAATGCGAGAGCGAGGTTATGAATATGACGGAAAACAATTCGTTAGACTTGAGTCAGAGGGAGTTGGAACAAGCGATGCAGATAGTGGATCTAGCGTGGCAGGAACGGGAGGGGATGGAAGTGGAAATACGAATACCGAAGACGCTGTACCACCTAACACAGGAGGAGTGGGAACAGATCTGTCAACTGCTAAGTTACCTAATGTGGCAGAGGGAAAACAGCCAGGTGCATTAACAGACGAAGAGGCACAATATATTCGTGAGAACCCGTTGTCTGCCGAAGCACAAGCAGAAGCTGAAAAGAGAAGACTTATACGTGAGACCCCTGGGGGGTATGCAGCCTTAGTGCGGAATGCGTTGGCTGAGACTGGCACAACAATATCTCCAGAAGTTCTCGTAGAGCAAGACGAACTAGCCCGAAGACAAGCTATACTAGCGGAAGGGCAACCAAAAGGATTAGAAGTTCCAACTGGTCCAATGACAGGCGCAATCGGCGGCGTTGAAACAGCAGCAGATGCACAGCGAGGGCCAGTACCTGCACCTGTGGAAGTGCCTGATGCCCCGCAAGTTCGTGGTGCATCTGTATCACAAGAGCAGTTGCAAGCTATGGAAGCGCAGCAAGATGCGGCAGCACAAGCACGTATCGACAAAATATTTGAAAGTAATCGGGGCAAGCAGCCACAAGTTAGAGAATACCACGATACGCAAGTAGATCCACGATCTGCACCAGAAGTTACAACCGCTGTAGATAAAGAAGCTATTGCAGAGTTACTTGAGACTTCGGATGACAATTTAAAAGGCGACGCAAACGCTAGTGCTAGAGCTGCAAAATTATTTTTTAAACGATTCCGTAGACCTGTTGATGCTCTTGCTGAAATAGGCGCTATTCGCGTAGACGGTCCAACTCAAACTATTGAGCTAGACTTTGTAAAAGATTTTAATCTGGGCAAAGACGGCAAACCTATCAAGACTAAAAAAGACTTAACGCCAGAAGATATGACGGCTGATTTTGCTTTTTATAAAGGCATGACTCAAAATAGTGCTATCCAAGCAAGTCTGTGGGTAAACAATAATTTATCTAGACAAGCTCGTAATGAAGTGCGTGACGCTAAAATAGCAGCACGTATCGACCCTAACGACAACCGTAGCGATGCGTATTTAGGTGTCGTAAAAGCTGCTCAAGCTGTTATAGCTAGTGACGCTAGAAAGGTTAGAAGACAATTAGCCAAACAAGAAAAAGGCACTGCGGAGACGGCACGTAAACGTGAGGTTAAAAAACAACTAGATAAGAGTGTAGAAGTACCTCTGGTCTTAAATGCCCCTAAACCTATACGCCTTCGTTCAGGTCAAGAAGTTTATAGAATTACAACCCCTCAAAAAGGTTTATCGACGATTGAAGCTAATTTAGTAGAAAAAGGTTTTAAACGTCGTAAAGTTCGTAAAAACGAAACAGTTCCTGAAGACGCATACACGCTTCTAGATGAAAAAGACGGCGCAGAAATACTGTATGTTTATCAAGATACACGAAACAAAAATGAGCTGCTTACAAAAGAGTATCACAAAGAAATCGTTGAAGATTTAGAGTATACTCTAGAGACTTACGATATGCTGCTTATAGACCCTGTAAAAGGGTTAGACCAAAAGCTACTTCCAAGCATACAAAACGCATTGCAGCGAGGCGATTTGCAGTTTGCGGTAGATGCTATTGCAACAACAAGTAGAGTAAAACGTATCCGTGAGATCGCAGCCAAGCTAGGCAACGTTGTCGGTAGTACACAGATACAAGTGGTTGATGATTTATCTCCACTGGCAGGGCGCAGAGCTGCTGGTCTGTTTTCGCCTGAAGAGAATACAATTTACATCGATGCTAACAACGGGATGAACGTGCATACTATACTGCATGAGATGACCCACGCAGCTACCTCTGCATCGATTGCGGCAAACCCATCTTTACCAGAAGTGAAGCAGCTACAGACTATCCTTGAAAACATACGTAAGCAATTTGGAGAAGTTTATGGTACAGCTAATCTTGATGAGTTTGTCGCTGAAGCATTTAGCAACCCTGAGTTCCAAAGCGCATTAGCTCTATCAAAAGTAGACGGCGGTAAAATATCAAACTGGGAGAAGTTTACAGGTGCTATTAAACGTGTGGTGCGTCGAATACTAGGGTTGTCGCCATCTCCAACCGCATTGTCAGAAGTTGATCGTCTTGTAGAAGGGTTATTATCTCCGTCACCCGCCACACGTGCGGCACCGAATATGCTCATGGCGGCAGACAATAAAAAGGGAGCCGCAGGGCTAGTTCAAAATATAGCAAACGTAGTGCCTGAAAGCAGCAAAGAAAAAATAGCTGACCTTAGTAGCGTTGTGTTCGATGAAGGTATTGGAAGAACAGCGAAAAGCTGGACACTTAACACATTACCTGTAAACATCTTGACAGATATAGCGTCAAAGAAAATACCATTTGCCAAACAGCTAAACACTCTTATTAACAAGCAGAGTGGTGCGCTACGTCAAAAGTCTGAAGTCCTAGACTCCATACTAAACAATCTGCATGCATGGCAGCGTAAGAACAAAGACCTTGCAAAGATATTAAACAACATCATCCCACGATCTACATACTTAAAAGTCGATCCATCTCGTAGCGATCCAAAGTATATGAAAACTATTCGAGACGATGCAGAGCGTTCTGCTGAATACGATCAGCTAAAAATAGAATACGATAAGTTGGATGATGCAGGTAAAGCTTTCTATCGTCAGATGCGAAACTACTTCCAAGACACTTATGACGATATAATATCAGCATTAGATGCACGTTTAGAAGCTACAATTCCTGATGCAGAAGTAAAGAAAAACGCATTCGAACAATTACGACAACTTCTACAAAAAGATACAGGCGTTATTCGTCCTTATTTCCCATTACAACGTAAAGGTAACTATCGTCTAGCATACACTGCACCTGATCCAGATAATGGGCGACCTGAACTATTTGTGGAGTATTATCCAACATTGCGTAAAGCTGAACAAGCCAGAGCAAAAATAATAGGAGTAGACGCAGAGGCTGCAATCACAGATGCCAACACAATAATGGACTTTAGAAAAGCGCCTAACACTGGGTTTGTACGTGACATCCTCAACACGCTTCAGTTCAACGAGGATAAATTTAATTCTGATGAGAACTACCGCAAAGTTATGCAAGAGATTGTTGACCTTTCATTAGATGCAATGCCAGAACGTTCGTTTATGCAAAACTTTCGTCGCCGTAAAGGTATTCGAGGTTTTATCGGAGACACCACACCAACAGGAATGGGGGCTATGGACTTCGATGCATACACAATGCTTAAAGAAAAAGGCCGTGACCTCAACCGTCAGCTTGTACAGCTTCGATCCGCAGCAGAGATAGAGAAATTTCGCAAAGATTTAGAGCCTTATAAAGCTGATCCTAGCACAGCCATGTTAGTGCAAAAATTAGATCAAATTGCTAGTTTTGCTCAAAGCCCAAATGTTCCACGTGTATCACAAGTTGTAAACAGTCTAGGGTTTGGCATGACTATGGGTCTCAACTTCTCGTCAGCAGCAATCACATTTTTTGATGTAGCGATGAGCGCTCTGCCCATACTTGCAGGTAAACATAAGCTTGGCCCAACATCTCGTGCATTTGGTACAGCAACTAAACTATTTGCAGGTGCGCCTTCTAAACGTACAGTTATGGCGACAGGCCCAGATGGAGAGCTTGTACCACAAGAAGTCAACATGGGTACGGCAGGTAAATCTATATCTAACTATGATTTAAGTAACCTACCCGAAATGCTACAAAACATTCGTGCTGATATTCTTATTAAGATGGGCATAGATCAGGGACAGTTCAACCAATCTATGACGCAAGAAAACCTAGAGATTGGACGCGATGCGCCGTTAGAAACGTTTAATAAGTACTCTAGTTTTATGTTTCATCACTCAGAACGTTTCAATCGTGAGACAACTCTCACTGCTGCATACATGTTAGAAGTAAACAAAATGCAGCGAGAGAAAGGTAAGCTTACTGATGCGGACTATGAAAAAGCAGCACAAGAAGCCATCGATACGACAGAGTTCACGCTCGGTGCAACTGCTGCCGCAGGTCGTCCGATTGTAGCGCAAAAGGGCATTGGTAATATCTTATTCCTCTTTAAGCGCTTTGCGATCAGCAAATATTATATGATGGCTAAGTTGGCGCAAGAGTCTGCGGCAGGGAACAAAGCAGCGCAAGCGGCTACACGTAACTTCCTAATATCTACAGGGTTGTTTGCAGGTCTTGGTGGCATGCCGCTGATGGGTGGAATCGGTGCAATCTACAACTTGTTTGCAGATGATGACGAAGATGACTTCGAAGCAGCTACACGTAAGCTAGTCGGTGAAGGTATATACGGTGGGCTTGCCAACGAGATACTAGGCGTAGACCTTGCCAACCGTATTTCAATGAACAGCTTGCTGTATCGTGCGCCGTTGATTGACAAAGATCAAAGTAACTTGTGGACGCTCATTGAACAGCTAGGTGGCCCAGTAATCGGTGTAGGGCTAAGTATCGAACGTGGTATGAAAGATGTATACCAAGGTGAGGTGCAACGTGGCATTGAAGCTATGGCTCCGGCGGCTATTCGTAATGGTCTTAAATCGTTCCGCTTTGCAACAGAGGGAGCTACAACTCGTCGTGGCGACCCAATCACTGAAGATATTAACCCATATAACGTAGTAATGCAGGGTCTAGGGTTTGCGCCACAGGCTTACATTCAACAGCTTGAGGCTAATAAAAACGTTCGTCGCCGTGAGGATGCTATAAATAGTCGCCGTACCAAGCTTTTACGTCGCCGCAACATGGCGATTCGTGAGGGTGATAGAGACGAATTAGAGAAAGTAGAACGCCTTATCGAAGAGTACAATGCAGGTCTACCGCAAGATGCAGACACTCGTAAGAAACTGATTACCTCAGATACAAAACAAAACTCTTTGCGTACATTCAATAGAACTACAGGTGATATGAGAGGTGGCATCACAACCACGGACTTCTCAAGAAGCATTCTCGAACAATACGACTTCCAATAAAAAAGACCCCCACAAGATGCAGGGGTCAGTATAACAATGGAGAACAACATCTAGAGGACGTTGTCAGATATAGTATATCACATAGTTCTCCATACACGTAAACCCAGTTTTTTATTTTCTATACATATTTGCATGTCGAACTCCCATGCTTTCATTTTTGCAACACTTTTTAATTGTTTCATGCCCTTGTCAGTATTTATGCAAGGGAGAAAGAAAGACGAACCAACGTCCATAACTTCCCAGTTTATCGTGACCCGAAGCCCATCAGGGTTCAGATCATCAAGTTTCATTACTTTCTGATCCATCGATAGCCTCGTCAAACCCCTCAAATTTTATTTGTAGTACGTCTTGTGCAGGCATGTTAAAGTCAGTGCCTTTTGTCAGACGTTTCTTAACGCGCTTTGCACCTTTCTTTGCTTTAAGATCATCCACAAGAGAAGCGTAATTGATCTGCTGATCTGTACACCAATCCTTAAAAGGTTTGATCCGAAGGAACAGTAGCTTCGTATCAGGTTCAAACCGTGCAACAAGTTGCCCTCTTGGAGACGCACTAATAGGCACAAGTTGATCCAGACCATTATCGTTTTTCCCACGTAAGTCTTCTGTACTATCGATCTTGAGGATGTTGTTGTAGTTTTCTGAGATGTAGTTACCTACTGTCTCATCTACAGATGCACCGATATCATTCACAAAGTTGTTTCGACGTATCAATTCTTTGACGATCCATCTGTACACATTGCCAGTATCGTACTTTATTAGTCCAATACTTTTAGCGATGATTAGCCCTGCAAGTATTACCGCGTTACCGTTTGACCAGAAACGATTTTCTGGCCCTAGTTTAGCAGCCTCATCCAACCGTGCCTTGGTTTTTTGTACGATAGCGAGAGCCTGTTCCCTGTTGTTAATTACCCATTGGATATACTCTATACCGATATGACCGTAATTTTGTTTTAAGTCTTTGAACAATTTACTGGTCGCTGCTGTAAGTCTTTTGTCAGAAGCAGGAATTAGTTTGTCTACTTTAATCTCAAATAGCCTCTGCATCTCTGCTTTCGGCGTAGCTTTATCTCGACTTAAAATTTCCCACGCGCTAGTATTAGCTGAACTTAAAGCTAATAATTGCCACGGCTTTCCACGCGCTCGTTCTTCGTTACCGTTAGCCGCTAGTCTATTTTTCTGCCTACCGCCAGACACTTGATAAACATACTCAGACATCTCTCTGCTTGATACATCAGTCATCTCATCAGATATAAGAGGTAAGCTGTGCATAATCTCACCGCGATTCATACGCGAGTTATGAGTATCGTATTGTGTAAGTGATAATAACTCTGGATGCCCCCATATAGACATTGCAGCCATCTGCGCTGTTGTTTTTCCTACACCTGAACCACCAAACAAATGCACAGCCATGCTGTTTAGACCTGTCAAAGCCATCAGCGGTGAGCCGAAACCGACGCCAACTACATATTGATGCAGTTCCCACCCCTCTTTGTTATAAAAGTCCAAACACTCTAAATTAAGGTCTCTACTACCCTTCGGCTCAAAGGCATCCATCAACCCTGCGGTCTTTGACGATGGTGGGTTGTATGTAACCTTGTCGCCTTCGACTAACTTTTCTCCTAGAACAAAGGCTTCCATATCTTCATCGACCCATCCAAACTGACGATACGCCTCAGATGCCATTGAACTGTGTTGTAATTCATCTATCCATTTTGTTGTGTACACCATTAATTTATCCAATTGTTTGCCCCACGCGGTCACGCCTTCACGTGCCATGCTCTTACGAAACTCTTCCCTAGAAGTTACATGTGTAAGAGGCACGGTAAACTGACGCACACCGTCACGAGGTAAGTGTAATCTAAAAACGAGCGTTTCACCAAGCTCTTCGTCATGCAGACGACGAGTAATATAAATGTCGTGATGGTAAATGCACTCTTCTTCTATATCCCCATCGGCATTGGTGCCACGTATAAATACGCCACCTGCAACCCCACGGAAGTACGGTTTGGGAAACACAGGTATATCAAACTCTTTGTTCTCTTTCTTGCCCTGCATAGGTGCAGACAACGTGACCTCACCTTCGGTCTCCCGAATACGCTTGCCCAATACAATCGGTGATTTGATCTCACCCCAAAGCGGACAGTCCCGACAAACACCTTCGTTTAACTCATCAAAAGTTGTACAGGTGTATGGGCCTTTAATCTCATTCAACTTTTTACGCATTTCTGCTTCGCTGTAATCGGGATGTTTATTTGATATTCTGTCTGCTGCCTTGTCACCATCAACACAAA